CGAGCACGCGGGGGTCGTCCATCTCGATGTGCGGCAGGGGCATGGGCATGCGGAGTTCCTTTCGAGAGCATCGAGCATACGGAGAGAGATGCTACGCGGTTGATCACTCTTCAGATGGAACATTAACTGGAGCGAGGGCACCGTTGCCCATGCGTTCCCACCAGTTGGGGCCGAAGAACTCGACCAGCCGGTCCGCTGTCTTCGTGAGTCCGTCGCGGCGCAGCATGGCGTCAGTGCGCTCCGGGTTCCGGAGGTAGCCCGTGATGAGGTTGTCGACGATGACGGCCATCTGATCCACGGCCACGTCGGTCGGCTCGCGTTCGTGGGACGACTGGTCGATCTCCAGAAGTCGCGGGTCGATCTTCATGTTCCCCCTAGCATCGTGTTCGAGATGTTCGATTCTTCGTCAGGAACGATCCTAAGCGTGAGGCCGATACAGCACCTCAAACGCCGGAGGCTGCCACCGGCCGAAGGTCTCCACGTCCGGCTCGGAGAAGGCGACGGTGTCGCGCCCCGTGGCCCTGCCCACGCGGAGGCTGGTGAAGCTGATCCCCGATGTGTCCAGGCCAGCGGCCTCAGCCCGCTCGCATACGACCCTGTGCAGGGTCTGCTCGGTTAGTGCCTTCTCGCTGAGGTTTCCCCACCGGTCCCAGCGCGGGAACAGGAAGCCGTCGTGCCGCCCATTGCGGCGGAGGTGAGCCAGCCATCCCGCAGTGAAGCGGACCACGCTGGTGACCGGGTCCTGGCTGTCGCGCACCAGGACGCTCGTCTGCGCGCCCGGCATCTGGAGGCGTACACCGGCGTCCATCAGTCCAACCGAGTCCACCATGCAGCGAGCCAGTTCCGACCGCAGGATGGCAGTGCCCCACGCCAGGGTGATCAGGCAGCCGTCCCGCAGTCCTGCCGGATCGTCCTGGCAGGTGGCCAGCATCGCCCGCAGTCCTTCTTCGGTGATCGGCACGGTCTTGGGCTTGCCTCTACCGGATGCGGCCCATTCCATCTTCCAGCGGTCCCACAGTTCACGGGCGGTGGCGGTCTCGAACCAGTGCCCATGCGGCTGCCAAGTGCGTATGGCGTACCAGGCGAGTTCTACCGTGCTCGGCGACATCCGGCGCTCGTTGATCAGGTAGTCGATGTAGCCAGTGAACGTCTCCGCTGTACACGGGCTGGGCTCCACACCCCGTTCTGTGCACCATGCCTGGAACTGGCGACGCTGCGTGCCGTAGGTCCGTGCGGTGTTGGGTGTGGTCATGCGACTCCTTCGGTCTGGGTGTTCAGCAGCAGTGCGACCACCGTGGATTGGTACGGCCAGCGCGCTACCCCACCGTGCTTGAGCAGGTGCATCAGGGTGCGGCTGGGGAAGGTCAGGCCGATCTCCAACGGGACGCAGCCGGGCGGCACTGCGTACACGCTCAATTCCGGGCTGAGTGGCGCGCCATCCGGGAGCGGCCGGCCCGTGGAGCGCTGCGCTTGGACGGACGCCGACCAGCGCACCTCTCCGTCGCCTTCTGCATTGGACTGCTCGGCGTCCAGTCGGGCGGCGAACGCCGGGTGCAGACGGGCCAGCCGCTCCGCGTTGACGCTTCGGTCGGCGTCTCCGGCCGGCACTTCGCCCACCTCAAGGAGTGCCACGGCGAACTCGCCCGACATCAGCCCGGTGTGTACCCGCAGGAAGGCGGCGGCCTGCTCCGGAGGCCAGTAGGCCGCCCTGTGCTGCGTCTGACCGATGCGATCCCTGTACGCAGCGTCTATCTGACCTGAGCGCAGGCCCTGACGGGTCTCGGCCAGGACCTGCGCGGCGCTCGGGCTGTAGAGCATCTGGTCCATCAGCTTGGCGGCCATCTGCTCGTGCACTGTCGCCACGTAGCTACTTCCTCTCAGGGTGCAGACATGTTGGAGTAGTTGGGCTACTCTAAGCGTAGCAGTAGTCAAGCTACTCCGACCCGCCTACGCTGACCCCATGGACCTGACCGGCTACCTGACCTCCGACCAAGCAGCAGAACGGCTCGGCATCAACCGCCAGAGCCTGTACAACCTGGCCAACCGCTCACCGGACTTCCCAAAGCCCAAGAAGGTTGGTCGAACGTCCCTCTGGCCAGAGCAGGGTGTAGACGAGTGGCGCGAGAAGCACCCGAAGCGACAGACGAGAAAGGGGACAGCAGATGCCGACCAAGCCCCGTAAGCCGTGGCGCGTCATCGTCACCGGCCCGGACGTGCGCGCCGAATCCGACCACACCAGCGAGGCGAAGGCGTACACCCTGGTGCGAGCCTCGCTCGGTGAGGGTAGCCCCGCCGACACTGCCCGGATCGAGCAGTGGGAGGGCGGCCGGTGGTGGCACTTCGAGACCGTGCACGCCGACGAGATCCGCGCGGCCCAGGACGCCGGCCGCGTCACCGAGAAGTGAGGAAACCGACCATGAGCACCGCCGTTGCCGTAGCCGAGGGACAGTTGTACAGGGACCGAGCCCCCGACATGTTCGACCGCGACCGCCGACTCCGCGTCACCCACATCACCGACACCCACGCCGAACTCGTCGTCGAACACGACCACGGAGGCCAGGCCGGCCGGAAGACCCGCGCCGCCATCGCTCGGCTCCGCAGTGCAGCGTTCGAACTGCTGGAGGACCCGGCCGACACAGACCCGCTGTACCTGACCCTGCTGTCCGCCGTCTCCCGCGTCCACGGTCCGAAGGCAACCCCCGCCGACTACGCCCGCGCCGCACTCAGCGTCATCCGCGCCGACCACAACGAGAAGTGAGGACACCGACCATGGCGTACCCCGCCTACCAGCCGCCCGTGGGTGGCACCAAGCAGTCCCACCCCGAGATCACCGACCACTGCCGCCCCGGCGGCGAGAACACCCACCCCGAGCATGACTACCCGGTCACCGAACCCGCGCGCTGCCACCGCTGCGGCGCCACCGAGAAGTGAGGACACGATGTTCGAGATCAACGGTGTGACCTTCAGCGAAGGCGACCACATCCGCTTTCCCCGCTCCCCCTTCCCCCAGGGCCGAGCCCGCGAGTACCAGATCGTCAAGATCGGCCCGAGTGAGATCCAGGTCTCCTCGAACGGCTTCCGCTACAACTACAGCCGGGCCGAGGTAGCCGCCCTTGGCGTCGCTCACGTCACCGCCGGCCGCACCACCGAGAAGTGAGGACACCGACCATGCAGCAGCGCGACATCGAGTCGATCCTGTGGGACTGCGTGAACACGCCCACGGAGGACGACTCCTACCTCGGCTACCAGACCTCGGGCATCAGCAAGCTCGCCGAACTGATCGTCGAACAGGACCGCAGGATCGGCGAGCTGGAGTCCAAGGTCGCCGAACTCACGGACGCCCGTACCGTCAAGCAGGAAGGGGAACTCTCGTGAGTAAAGAGCAGGAACCGAGCACATACAAGGCGTTCGCCTGCGGACGACGCTGCCACCCGGACCGCTACACCGTCTTCACCACCCGCACATGGTGGGGGCGCAAGCGGTGGGGTGTCCGCGACAACCACATGGGCATCAGGCTGACCCGCCTGTGCTCCACCTTCGAAGCGGCAGAGCGGTGGCGCATCACCCTCACCATGATGGAGATGCGGGAGCGGCAGTTCGCCAAGCAATGGCCCACGCGGTGAGAGGCGGCACCATGCAGTGCAAGGACATCCCGGACGTACTGTTCCTGGAAGTCGTCCGCGCCTGCGGCGGAGCAGCCCCGGCTGGGGTGGCCATGCGCTGGAACGTGCACGCGGCACTGGAAGCCGCGATGGGGCCGGTACCTGAGAAGGTCGTGCTGGCGAAGGCCAAGAAGCTGATCAGGGCGAGGAAGATGGACGGCTGCGCCTGCGGATGCCGGGGCGACTTCCAACTCCCCAAGCCTCCCACTGTCCAGGGGCACGGCATATGGGTGCAGCGACTGCTGGACCAGGCCCAGAACCAAACCAACAACATCGAGAAGTGAGGAGTACAACCATGAGTCCCGTCACCAACCCCACCCCGTCCAACGACCGCGGCTTCCTGACCTACGCGGGCGGCCCCATCAAGACCAGCTACGGCCACACCATCCGCGTACAGGAGTCCTCCGCAGCCAGCGGCCCGCACGTCTGGCTGTTCATCGACGACAGCCCCACCGTGGCCGGGAAGAACCCGCACCTCAACCTGGAGCAGGCCATCGCCCTGCGCGCCGCCCTGGACCAGTTCATCCAGGGAGTGCCCGAGCACTGGGAGGACGGCCAGGAGATGCTGACTGAGGCAACGGCCCGGGTCCTGCCGACCGCCGGGGAGTGACCTCCTGGACGTGACGGTGCCCCGGACAGGTCTAGTGTCCGGGGCACCGTCGCGTCCACACGCTACCTGGGCAACACGGTGCGGTGAAAGTTCAGGTAGGAACGCGAAGCCGTGGGTCCGCGCTGTCCTTGATAGCGGGAGCCGAGCCCTTTTGCACCATAGGGCGACTCTGCTGACGAGCTCATCTGGAAGACGCAGAGTTGCCCGATCTTCATTCCAGGCCAGAGCAGTAGAGGCAGAACAGACAGGTTCGCAAGCTCCAGCGTGATGTGGCCGTGGAAGCCGGGGTCGATGAACCCGGCCGTGGAATGCGTCACCAGCCCAAGCCGGCCGAGCGAGCTCTTGCCCTCCAGCCTCGCGGCGAGATCGTCACCCATGCGGACCTCCTCGAACGTGGACGCCAGCACGAACTCCCCCGGATGCAGCACGAACGGCTCCCCGCCGGCGGTCCGCACCCTGCGGGTCAGGTCCTCCTGCTCGAGCGCAGGGTCGATGAAGCCGTAGCGATGATTCTCGAAGACCAGGAACTCGTCGTCGAGGCGGACGTCGATGGATGCGGGTTGGAGCATGGTGTCCGGCTCGTAGGGGCTGATACCGAGACGGCCCGCGGCTATGGCCTCATGGATGTGGCGGTCGGAGAGGAGCACACGCCGACACTACGGCCGCCCGCCCCGACTGTTCCCCCGGCTACTTGACGGTCCGGGCCGCTTCCACCTCGCTGCGGCAGATCACGCACAACGGGTTCCCGCCGGGCCCGTACCGGTGGCACGGGTGCTGGCACCTTGCGCACAGTCCGACCTGCGACGGAGCGCACTCCGGGGCAGGGGGTTTCGGGCGGTCTGCGGCGGTGGGGGTGCTCATACCGCCATCGTACGGGCGTACAGGCCCACCCCCGGCGGGGAGCGGGCCCGCACCCACGGTTCGAACTCCAGTTCAGACAGAAGGCGGCGGCCCCGGCTGATCATGCGGCGCCTCAAGGAGCCCGCCCCGATGCTGCACGGTCACCACCATGTAGACCCGCTGCGCGATCAAAGCCGCAATCACGACCATCAGCGTCGTACGAGCCGTCCGCAAGGCCGACGCCACAACACCGTCAGGCCAAATCGTGATCGCGATCGTGTACGCGCCCAGCGCGCCAATCGCGAGGGTGAACCCCATCAGATGCCGGCCCACCGGCGTCGACCGCCACGGGGCCCGCAGGTGGTAGGTGATCGCGAAAACAATGCTGGTCAGGGCGACCAGTCCCGATGCTGCGAGGTTTGCCATCTGCGCCCAGTTCATCGTCGGTCTCCCTCCATAGCGGCACGGAAGAGGTCGGCGAAATGGTTCTGTTCACGCTCACTCTTGAAGCGCGCCGCACGGTGCTTCACTTCAGGCCAGTAGGACTGGATCTCCCGTTTGGCCTGCCGGGCACGGGACAGTGCATGCTCGGCTTCCCGATGCCCCGGCGTTTCCGGACTGCTCGGGGCGGGGTCAGGACGGCGGCGCAGCAACCGACTGATCCATCGCATCCCCGGGCACCTCCCCTCGCATGGCACGCAGTACGTGGTCGGCGATGCGTGCAAGTTCCACCAACTCACCGACCTGGTTCTGCGCTTCAATCCGCGCAGCTTCGCTCTCTCGGTGCGCAGCCCGCCACAGGTCGCGGTCCTTCGCCAGTTCGGCGATGCGGTCGTCGCGGTCTTTCCGGACGTCCTCAAGGACTGCGCGTGAGACGAGATGGCCTTTGAGGATGAGCAGCACGATGAGGGTGACGATAGCCCCGGCCCCGCCCGGCAGTAGGACGCCGACGGCCGACAGGTCACTCACCGGACCGCTCCTCTTGTGTGTGGGGGGTGTGGTGGCACGCCCTGGCCGCTGCCAGTCGGTGGGGGGCGTGCCGGGTGGTCATCGGTGGGGGTCTAGACCGCGGTCGGGCCGCGCTTGGCGAGCGGGCTGGACTGCTCCAGGGCCGTGATCGGTAGCGGCGGGGTGACGATGAACCGCTCCACCACAGCGAGCCCGGCGGCGATGGACGCCATCCACAGGGCTTGCCGGTCGGCGGACCAGTCCAGTCCGAGGCCGACGAACAGGCTCATGACGGCCTGCGCGGTCTGGAGGATCGCGGCACCCCAGGCGCCGTTCTGGGCGACGAACGCGATGATGATGGCGACGACACCTGCGGCGACGGCGTTGATGGCGGTCTGGACGCCGGCGGACACGTTGGCCTCGTAGCCGATCAGCTTGACGCCGGCGGCGATGAGGCCGAGGAGGAGAGCGGGTTCTCTGGCGAAGATCTTCACGTTCAGGCTCCCTTGGTGACGGCCGCGCGGATCTGCGCGACTTCGGTACGCAGCACGGCAAGCTGCTTGAGGATCTCGTCGGTCGCTTCGGCGGCACGCCGGCTGTGGGCGTAGCCGGAGCCGAGGGCGGTGTTCACGGTGATGCGGCCGTCGGAGAGGCCCTTGTCTTTGGGCCACTGCTTCTTCACCCAGTCGCCCAGGCTGATCTGGTCGGACAGTCTCCCGTCGCCCTCCGGGAGCGTGGGAGTGGTGGGGGCCGGCTTCGACGGTGCGGGCGTGCTGGCGCCGGGAGACCAGGACGCGGAGTGCGTGAGCCGTTCGGCGACGTCCCGGCGGAAGGCGTTCATGTCGAAGCTGCCGCGGTCTTCGACCGGGCCGTGGGGGTCGATCTTTCCGGGCTGCCATTCCTTGTGGCCGATGACGGAGGCGGCACCCCAGCCGTGGGCGCGGCATATCGCTGCCGCCCAGCGGACGGCGGCGTCGTACTGGACGGCCGGATACTCGTCCTTGCCGTTGCCGAGGTTGACGATCTCCAGGCCGTAGAAGCGGGCGTTGCCGTCGGTGTTGGCCTCGTTGTCGGCGGGCAGGGTGGTCTCGTTGATGACGGCGCGCAGGACGTCGGCGTCGCCGGATCCGGCGTGGTTGGCGCGGCCGGCGGAGACCATGTACAGCTTGCCGGACTTGCCGCCGACGGTGTGGCAGAGCGGTCCGGGCAGGTTGGCGTGCCCGTTGTAGCAGAGCGCTACAGAGGAGTCCTCACCGGACGAGACGGTGTGGTGGATCATTACGCCGTTGACGGGCCCCCAGGAGCCCATGTGGTTGCGGTTGTGGGTGCGCCACGACCGGTATTCGACGACGTTGCAGCCCTCGGCTGTGAGTGCCGTGAGCAGCTTGCTGGCAGCCAGCGGTGTGGCCATCTAGTGCTCCTGCGGGGGAAGGGGTGTGACGCGGGGGATCTGGAGCTTGTCCCAGGCGACCTGGTCGGGGATGCCGGTGACGTCGCCGCCCTCCCTGGGACGCAGCGTGCGCTGCCACTTGGCGAAGGCGTCGCGGTGGGCGGTGGTCCAGTCAGGGCCGAGGTGGCGGCCGTCGGTGGCGCCTTCGGCGGCGAGGCGGGCGGCCATCGCGGTGAAGAGGGGGGAGTGCCGGCCGCCGTGGAAGAAGTCGCGGCCGGGGTAGGGCTCGTACCTGCCGGTGTCCGCGGCCGCGGGTTCGGCGACGGGGCCGGGGGTCGCGTCGGGGGTGTCGGCGGTCTGCTTCCGGGCAGCCTTCGGCCCGTCCTGCTGTTCGGTCGGCTCGGGCATTGCCCGGACTCCTAGACTCCCCGCGCCCAGGTTTGTGTGGTGGCGGGCCACTGCGTGTGGCCGTCCCTCGGGGGTGGAGCCGGGGCGGAGGGTCGCCCTGTGATCAGGGTAGGGGCGGCCGGGCCGAGTGTTCCCCCGGCCGCCCAGGCCCGAGGGGTCAGGTCATTTCGGGCTGCGGGTCGAGCTTGGTGTAGTCGAGGATGGGCCGGTCCTTTCCGCACGGGCCGCACACGAGACGCAGGGCGCCGGCGTTGGAGTACACCATCGGCTCCGTTGTGGTCGTGTTGAGGTTGACGCAGGTGCTCGTGGCACACGCGGACGTCACCTCGTACCAGGTGGCCGGCTCGACCTGGACATTCAGCTCGCCCGGCTCCTTCGGGGGCGGCGGCGGGGTGGGGTCCTCCTCCGGGTCGGGCTCGATGATGGGCGGCGGTTCTGCTGGGGGCAGATCGCTTGTGGTGGCCTGATCTGCTTCGGGCGCGGGCTGTGTGGGTTCGGTTTCGCTGCTCATTCCGCGATGACCATCCAATCGATGCCGGTGGACGTGGTGTTGGTGCGGGTCAGCCACACGGTGAATCCGGTGGTGGTGGCGTTGGTGAAGCTCACTCCGGTGACCTGCGTGCCGGGCAGGCTCGTGTTGGGAGAGACCGTGATGCGGGGGGTGCCGGTCAGGTTGAGGCCGGTCACGTTTGCGCTGGTCGGCGTGTTTGCGGCGCTGGGAGTGATGGTGATACGTCCCGAGCTGATGTTCGCAGCGGACAGTTTCCCCGTGATGGTCGTGTTGCCGTCCTTGTCGACCGTGAATCGGTCCAGGTCGCGCCGCAGTCTCAGCAGGTGCCCAGTGTGGGCCGTATCGGCCTGGACGTACACGGCTGAGTTGGCGGAGGCCGGGGGGTACACCTCCAGGCGCCCTCCGTCGAGTTGTGAGCGGTTGGCCAGGAGGAACAGGGTGCAGTTTTCGGTGGAGGCTGTGGTGTTCCGGTATCCGATGGAGGCGCTGGTGGCTCGCAGGTCGAGGCGTCCGCCGATGTTGTAGCCAACGGAGTCGGATTCACGGATGCGCTCAATGACCGCGAAGTCGGCACCCATGAAGGTTCGCCACTTCATGTCGGTATATCCGCTTCCGGTGAACTTTCCGGTGTTCATGCCGAGGTCGGCGGCGCCGGGGGTGGTTTCGACGACGTTGATGACCGCCGCGTTGGTGAGGGCGGAGTTGGTCATCCGCAGGTTCGGGTAGGTGTTGTTGGGGTCCAGGTGGAGCACGGCCCCGGCGGTGCCCTTGACGAGGAGGCCGGCGGCGGACAGTTCACCGATCGCGGTCCCGGCAGCGTTGTAGACGATGATTTTGTTGGCGTTGCCTTCGTTGAGGGTGATGCGCTGCCCGGTCGTCGCGGTCTGGACGACTGCGCCGGTCATCGTGCCGCCCGTGATGGTCTTGCCGGTGATGGCGTCGGAGGCGAGGGACGTCGCGGTCACCGCCCCGGCGAGGATCTTTTCGGCGGTGATCGCATTCGCGGCGATCTTGTCGGCGGTCACGGCGAGCGCGTCCAGCTTCTCCGTGGTCACCGCACCCGACGCGATCTTCGCGGCCTCCACCGACCCCGCCAGGATCTTCGTCGCCGTCACACTGTCCGCGGCCAGAGCGGCCGTCGTCACCGACCCGGCGATCAGATTCGACGAGCCGACCACACCCGTCTTCAACGCTTCGATCGTGAAAGCGTCGACCTGCATCGTGCCCGTATCCCCCGACGACCCGGACGCGAAGTTCAAGAACATCAGCGGCGCGATGAACCGCACGTTGGAGTGGACGGCGCCCGGCGACCGCGGGTCCGGAGACGCCGTCGACCCGGACGCGGCCCGCCCCATCGCATAGCCCGTATACGTCACGAACCCCGCTGTGGTGGGCAGCGAGGCGCCGTTCGCCGCTATCTGATGCTGGGTGGTGTAGGCGGCTGCACCCGTCCGGTTCACATAGGTCACCCCGTCCGCGGCGATACCGAGAACACCCAGGTACAGGGAGTCGGTGCCCGACGATGACGGGGCGGTGGTGCGTACCCGCACGGACACCCGGTACAGGACGTCCGGGTCGTAAGGGATCTGCACCTTCCCGCGGATGACGTGGTAGCCGGTGGCCTGCGCGACCGTGTCCCCGGTCGGCGCGTCAGCCACCCCCGACAGGAAGCTGAGGGTGCCGCCCGGGGACTTCTGGAGGACGGTCCACGCGGTGGGGTCGCCCATGGCGTCCACGTACCGCTGGGAGGCGGTGTCGGCCAATGATTCGGTGAGCGCGTTGATGTTGACGGCGCCCGCAGCGAGTTTGCTGGTGGTGACGATGCCGTCGAGGATGTCGTCCGCGACGACCTGCGCGGGCCCGGCGGGGCCGGCCTGCCCGGACGGGGTGGAGGCGGTCCCGGAGGTGGTGCGGGCCAGCAGCCGCACATAGACGGGCACGCTGGTGACGACGACGACGGTGGAGCCCTGCGGGGTTTCGATCGTGCCGCGGAGCGTGGACGCGTCCGGGGTGAAACCGTCGGTGGGGCTGGCGTGGACTTCGATGCGCTGCCAGTCCAGGGGCAGGGTCGCCCCGCCTTCGAAGGCGCCGTTCCAGGATGCGGCGACCCCTCCGAGGACGGACGTGAGGACGGGCACGGTGGGCTGGGGCGGCGGCGGCCCGTTCACGATGTTCACGGCGGTCGTGCCGTCCTGCTGCAACCCCAGCAGGCCGCGGAGACTACCCGTGCTGTCGCGGACCTCTACCGAGGTGTTGTCGATGGCCGCGTGGGACAGGCGTGCGGAGCCTTCCACCGCGGCAAGGCGCCGCTCGATGTCGGCGAGCTTCCGGCCGATATCCATCGTCACTGGCCTCCGTAGGTGTACATGGCGGACGGTTTGAGGTCGATGACGGCCTGCGGCCCGCCCGGCGCGGTCGGCTTGATGGACCAGCCCGTCACCCGGCACCAGCCCGTGAAGGACGTCCAGGGGTTGTGGATGCGCGTGTAGACGTCGTCACCCACCTGCCAGCTGCCGAACGGTGCGGCAGGCGTGTCGCGGATGATGACCTGCTCGACCCGGCCGAGGGTCTGACGCCAGGCCCGCTCCCACTCCACGCGCTGCTTGAGGACGTCGTTACCGTTGATCTCCGGCCATGCGGCGGTCGCCTCGAGACGCAGCCGCCCGTTGCGGACGGCGGAGATCTGCCTGAGCTTGGCGCTGCCGTCGCCGGCGCCGGTGCCGATGACGACCTGCGCATAGTCGTCCCCGGAAAGGGTCTGCTCCGGCTCCTCCACGATGTTCACGCCGCTCGAGAATTCGATGTCGCGGCGGCGCGCTCCGAGGCGCGGCCAGCCGAGCCGGATCCGCTTGACCACGCCTGTCTTGTCCGCGTTCCAGGTGCTGGTGCAGGTGTACTCGGGGGTGCCCTGGTCGCCTACGAGTTCGTCGACCTGGTCCCCGAGGCTCTTGGTGTCGTACCAGTGGGAGTGGTGGACGTCGGACGGCGTGCCGATCGTGGACGTGGACGTGGTGGAGTCGACGGTCACTCCCAGGTCGCCGTCGGGGATGGACTGCGCGTAGGTCCAGATGTTGCGGATGACCTGGCAGCGGTCGGCATACGTGTACGGGCCGCGGCCGCCGTGCTCCCCGTCCAGATCCCAACGCTTCTGGAGGTAGGAGGACCACGACGCCGCCTCTAGCCGGTACTCGGAGCCCTCCGCGCGGACGTCCCAGACGAGGCCGCCCCACTCCAGCTGCCCGTCCGACTCCACATAGATCTCCGTCGTCCCCGGATCCGCCAGCGTCGGGTTGGAGGCGAGCAGCCGCGGGGACAGGGTGCCGCCCAGCGAGCCGGGCCCGGACAGTTCCGGCCCGTACTCCAGGCCGGTGACCGGCAGCGCGGTCGACAGCCACGCCCCGGTCAGGGCGTGCCGGGTGAGGACCCGCACCGGCGGCGCTACGCTCACCGCGGCGCCTCCTCGAACTGGACGTCCGCGACGAGGGTGGTACCCGAGTCGACATAGATCCGGCCGGCCTGCCCCGCGTTCACGGCGTTCGCGCGGACCCGCAGGAGCTGGGTGGTGCCGCGGTAGGAGGCGGGGATGGTGAGGGTGTCGGCGACGACGGACCCGATACGGCGGATGCCGGTTCCCTGGTTGTCGTCGAGGAAGATCGGCTGGACGGTGAGGGAGGCGCCGAACGTCGCGGACAACTGCCCCCAGAAGTTGTCGAGCGCGTACCGGATCGGGCTGACGTCGATTTTGATGATGGCTTTGGACGCCCAGTCGGGGACGGCGATGGACCAGCCGGCCGCGGTGGAGAAGTAGCTGGGGGTGGTGGAGCCGCCGATGCCGGTGCTCTGGCTCGCCGGGGACTGCGTCATGACGGTCCGCTGACGGCGAGGGTTCGCAACCCTCCGCAGGTCCGTGATCATTGCGTTGGTAATGGTCGACGTGGACGCGGGAATGTCGATCCGGGCGAGAGGGATACCGGTCCGCCCGTCCGGGATCGTCGTCGCGCTGGAGGACACGTTGGAGATGACCTGGAAGTAGGCGACCTGCCCGGTCACCGGGTCGATGCTGCCCTCGTACTCGGGGTCCTCCACGCGCAGGATCACCATGTCGGAGCGTCCCGCCCCGGACCCGGTCGCCGCCAGGTCGACGTTGACGGCGCCGATGTTGCAGGCCGAATAGTGGCCTTGGAAAGTGTTCGCGCGGCCGCGGACCACGGCGGAGCCGTCGCCGACCGTGACACCGCCGCCCGGGGTGGACCGCTGGGTGACCTTGAGGTCGTCGCCCTGGGTGATGCCCTCCGCGCCGTTGGCCAAGTCTCTGACCATCATGCGGAACTGCTGCGCGGAGTGGGTGGCCCCGTTGGTGAGGAGGGGCCGGGGGAACAAGGCCATGATTCGGCTCTCCTTCTAGAGGGCTATGTAGGCGTCGCGCCAGGTGACGCGGAGGCGGGCACTGTTGGTGGAGTCGAAGGCGGTCCACCGCATCTCGCTGGTGCCGGGCGGGATGGAGAACAGGTCGATACGGGACGCCGGGGACAGGTAGGTGGAGGCGTTGCCGCCGTTGTCCCAGGTGACGGTGCGGTAGCCGGGCCGGGTGTCGATCTCGATCCACCGGCCGACCGGGACGGTCAGCGTGGGAAAGGAGAGGCTGCGGCCGGAGGCGACGTGAGTGATGGTGACGGTGGCGCACGGCCCGAACACCCGCAGGATCGGCCAGGCGTCGGCGTCCCCCTGGTTGGTGACCCAGCCGGGCCGGTCCGCGGCGACCGTGCCGTCCTGCACGTAGATCGGCGCGGTCACGGGGGCGGCGAACCCTCCGCCGGTCAGCCAGCCGAGCGGGAGTTCGGTGGTGGACTGCTCGTCGGCGTAGAAGGTCGGGTCGTGGGCGAGGAACTCCATGTCCAGGGGCACATAGCCGTGGATGACCCGCCCGTACTCCGGGTCCAGCTTCCGGGCCCGCACCGTCAGCCGCTTCACCGGACGGCCCGGCCGCTTGATGCGCAAGGCCAGGCCCTGCCCGCCCACCAGCCGCACACTCGCCTGGTCGGTGACCGCCTGCAACGCGGCCACCACGTCATGGCAGGCACCCGGGTTGCCGGGAACCTTGATGGCAGCATCGATCTGGATCTGCCGACCGGCCCAGTAGTCGGGGCCTGCGAACTGCCCGTCCATGCTGGGCTGGTCGACGTCCGACTCCCGTACCGGGGGCCGGCCCAGACCGGTCGTCTCGATCACCTGCACGCTGGTACCGGCGCCGATGACGACACCGCCCACGTCGTACTGCCAGTCCTCAAGCGGCACGGGCGGCCACCCCTCCCCTGCGGGCGCGGCGCACGCTCCGTCCGACCTGCGCGCCGATGTCGGATGCGGACGCCCCCGTGCGGACGGCGGTCACGGTGACGTGGGTGGGGGTGGACTCGCGGACGATGACGACCGGCCGTGTGGCGCGGGCGTCCGTCAGGCCGAGCCCGAACTTCGTGGCGACGTCGGCGAGGACCGGGAGGGCGCTGCGCCGCTTGGAGGGGCTGAGCGGCAGATACGCCTCCCCGTGCGTTTCCGGCTCAGCGAAGCGGATGATCCCTCCGCGGGTCGCGTACAGGCCCGCTCGGATACCGCCGTCCGCGTACGCCTGATGGGCGTTGGCCTTCTTCAGGTCGGACATGAACCGCCCGGCCCGCGAACCGAGCGAACTCATGATCTGGCCCTTGGCCTTGTTGCCGACGGCGATGATCTCGTCCTCACCCAGACCGGTGGCACCGGCAACGTCATGGATGCCGGTCGTCTTCGTTTTGATCGCGGCGATGATCTGCACCAGCGCCTGCACCTGATCGGAGGTGAGTGCATTGTTCGCCCGCTTGGCCTGCGTGTTCGCCTTCGACGCCTTCGACTTGTCACGGACAGCCGCCGCGGCGAGCTGCTGCGCCGCCTCATCGTTCTGCGCGGCCAGCTGCCCGGCCAGATCGCCGTAGCCCTGCGCGGCCAGCTTCGCGAGGTTCTTCGCGAAGATGTCGTTGACGTTCGTGGCGTGCTGCATCTGCACCGTGTAGTCGGTGAGAGTGGCCCGGGCCGTCTTCTGCAAATCCCTCAGGGCGGCGGACATCTGGGCGACGTACTTCTTTGACCCGTTGGCCATCTTCTTTGCGAGGGCCTCACCCTCCTTGCCCATGGAGGCGAGGGCCTGCGCGACGTCACCGCCGGCGATGTCGGCGACCTTCTCGAGGTTGCGGTTCCATGCCGCGGTGGCGCGGGCGTTGGAGACGAGTTTCCGTTCGACCGCCCCGAGGTCGAAGTACTCGACCTGTTTGCCCTTGACCTTCTTCGTTTTCCGGCCGGCCGATCCGGCGTCGGACGGCGAGTACAGGGAGCCGGAGGTGGGGTCGTACCGCCAGTCGGTGATGCTGCCGTCGGCGTTCCAGGCGATGGCGGCGGGGTCGCCCCCGAGGCGGCGCACGGACTCTTCCGCGATGGCCCGGGAGCGGATCCGCTTGGACGGGGCGAAGGGAATGTAGGCCTCACCCATCGTTTCGGGCTCCGCCCACACCCGCCACGATCCGGCCGGGGCAATCTGCGCGACGTGGTTCTCGGCGCCGCCGGCGAAGTGCCGGACGCCGCCGCGCTGGATCCCGCCGTCCGCGTAGTAGTCGACCACTCCACCGTCGGCCATGTGGCCCGGCTTCAGCTTGCTGCGGTTCCTCACCTCGCCGGTGGACGAGATGATGTAGCGCTCGTGGTACGTGGTGGTGATCGTGACGGACTTGTTCCGCAGCGCGGCGATAGCGGAAGCGAGCGCACCCACGTTGGCGCGCTGCGAACCCGTCGGCACGCTGATGACGACGTTCTTGCCCTTGGTGTCACGAATCTTGAAGCCGAGGAGTTCCAGCTGCTGACGCGCCTCCGCGGTGGGCGCCTTCATCGTGATGGTCTTGCCCTTGGTGCCGGCAACCTTCTCCTGCACCGACTGGAGGTCACGGATGGCGTTGGAGGTCGCCGCGTCGATGGTGATCGTCTTGTCGGCCAGGCCGTCCCGGCGGCCCTTCAGCTCCTCCAGGTTGCTCTTCGCCGTCCCGGTCTCGGCAGTGACCTTGAACCGGCCGTCCTTCAGCTCGGTCACCTTGTAACCCAGGCCCTCGAGGAGGTTGACGGCATCCGAGGTGAGGGCGTCCACGGTCACGGACTTCTTCTCCGGCGTCTTCTCGATCGCGGCGATGACCGCATCAAGGCCGGCGATGGCGTCCTCGGTCCGCATCTCCACGCGGGTGGTCTTCTCGTCGGGGATGCCGAGGTAGGAGTCGGCGAGCGCTTCAGCCTGCGCCTTCGACAGGCCCATCGCGTCGGCGGCGTCGATGAATGCCTGCCGGCCGCGTTCCTGGATCCCGGACACGTACTCCCAGCTCTTGCCCTGCTCCCGGGCGGCCGTGGCGGCGGCATCGGTGTTGGCGGCCAGGTCGGAGAGGACCTTTTCGGCGTCGCGGGCCTTCTGCGATCCGAGGTCGAGTTCACCGTCGCGCATCTTCAGTGCGCTGGCGTGGTCCTTGATGGCTTTGGTGGTGTCGTCGATGGACTGCTCAAACGCGGACATCGCACTGCCGGCGGCCCGGTTGACGTCGTTCAGGGCGACGATGGCCTGTCGCAGGCCGTCCGCGGACTGCTTCTGCGCCGCGAGTTTCGCCGTAGTGTCCTGCGCGGCCTTCCCGAACAGGCCCATGCTGGCCGCGGCTAGCTCCTGCTCGAACGCGGCGTCCGCCATCGCCGACTTGTAGTCGTCCAGCTGCTTGGTGAACTGGCCAGTATCACGGCCGCCCTTGCCGTACTCCGCCGTGAGCCGCTTCAGCGCCTCCGCGGCAATGTCGGCCTGGCCGTTCTTGACCAGGCTGGCCAGGGACTTGTCGATGGCGTCGATGTTCTCCTTGGCTTCCTTGACCGGGGTGGAGTCCCAGTTGGCGAGCCCGCCCAGGCTGACGATCCACTGCTGTACGTCGTCCGCGGTGGACGGGTCGGTCAGGGCGCGGACCCTCTCGTGCAGGTCCCCCAGATCCTTACCGAACGCTTTCGCGGCCTCGCCGGTGACCTTGCCGGTCGCCCCCAGCTTGGCCAGGCTGCTGGTGAGCTTGTCGACGTCCGGCGGGGCCTGCCTGCCCATGTCTGACAGCTCCGAGAGCGCGTAGACCAGCAGGCCGATACCGGCGACGATGACGGACGCCTTCGCGGCTGTACCGAGGGCGAGGAACGCGGCCCGTAGACCGGCGAGGCCACCACCGGCGGTGGCGGCGGTGGTGCCGAGCGCGGCAACCGCCGTACGGACCCGGCCCAGACCAGCGGCGAGCGCCACATATCCTGCCCCGGACAGCTGGAGGAGCTTCAGGGCAGTCGCCACCTGGAGGATGATCCCGACCAGTTCGGGCGGCAGCGCGGCCACCAGACGGGCCGCCGCGGTGACGAGGGTGAGCATGGTCGGGCCGGCCTCCGCCGCGGCGCGCATCAACGTCACCACCGCATCCGAGATCGCCGACAGCGCCTCCCGGGCGGCTGGCCCGTTCTGCCGGGCGTAGGCCATGAACTCTGCGAGGGGCCCGCTGGTGATCTGCCCGCCCTCGGACAGGACGCGTAGGAAGTGGATGACGCCATCGGTCATCTCGTCCAGCTGCCGGTCGGTGAAGTCGGCGAACTTGTTCGCCATCGCGTCGAAGCCGGGCGTCTGTACGGCGCCGCCGGCGACGGTGACGAGCCGGTCCAGCTGGGTGGAGGCCGTCTTCACGTGCGGGGTGAGGCGGGGGATGAGCTGGTCGAGGACGGTGATGCCCTTGGTGAGCGGCTGCATGGTGAAGCCGGACATCTGATCCGACCAGTCCCCGAAGTTGCCCTTCAGGGTGGACAGGGCGATGGCGGCCTTCTGCGCTTCGGGGGGCAGGTCGGCGAGCAGCTGCTGGTACTTCAGCTGGGCTTCCATCGCCTCCGCGGAGGCTTTGCCGTGCTCGCGGACGGCTTCCTGGTACTTGGTTTCCGCGTCGGCGACCTCGGAGAGCGGTTCGATCTGCCCGGCCAGGGCGATGCCGAACGCGGCAGCCGGGACGGTAGCCGCGGCGAACACGCCGGGCAGCGGCGCCAGACTCGTGGACAGGCCGGCCAGCAGGGGGACGGCGGCGGTGGCGATGGGCAGCAGCCCGGCCAGTCCCAGGCTGCGGAGCCCTCCCCCACCACTACCGCCTCCGAGTCCGCCCACGCGCCCACGGAGCCCGCTGAGGCTGCCGCCGACGCGGGTGAGGGAGCCGTCCAGGTCATCCAGGTCGGTACGGAACGTGCGAGTGCTGGATGACATGTCGTCCAGGCGGCCCCGTGCCCGGCCTGCGGCGGTGTTGATGCGGCGTATCGCTGCCGCGGTGGTGAGGGCACGCCCCTCGAGTTCCTCCAGCTCGTTCTTCGCTTCACGGGCGGCCCGCTGGAGCGTGTTCAGGGAATGCGCGGCGTCCCGGGCTCCGGCCCGGAGGCGGGTGATGCCGCGGCTGTTGATGTTCAGGTCGACCGTCATGTCCAGGTCGGCGGATGCGGTCCGGACTGCGGCTTGGGCTTCCGCGCGCAGGCGGGCAGCGTCCACCCCCAGCCTCACGGAGAGGCTCTGCCTTGCCCCGGCAGCGGTCAGAGCGGCAGCAACGTCGGCCCGCAGGTGCGCGGCATCCACGTCCAGGCGTACTCCGAGCCGCTGCCCGGATCCTGCGGTGGTTAGCGCCGTGGACACGTCCGCGCGCAGGTGTGCCGCGTCCACGTTCAGGCGGACACCGATGCCCTGCCCGGATCCGGCGGTGGCGAGCGCGGCACGGACGTCGGCCCGCAGGTGCGCGGCATCGACGTCCAGGCGGATGCGGATGGGCTGGCGGGCGTCACGGCGGAGCTGCTGGACGTCGCGGCGGAGGGCTTGGACGTTGCGGGAGGCCGCGTTGGCGTCGGTGGACAGGCGGCGCAGGGTGCGGGAGAGGTCGGAGCCCTGCCCGGTAAGGCGCACACTGAGATTCCACTCGGACACGGGCGGGCTCCTTCCTCTCGGCTAGCGGTGGTGGTGCTGGACTTCGAGTGCGGCGGCGATGCTGGTGGGGATGAGGGCGACTTTCACGCCGTGCCCCTCATCTCCGTCGGGGACTTCCTTCTGCCGGTCGGCGAGGATCTGGCAGCCGATGCAGCGGTGGGTGGTGGCCCGGTAGGCGTCCTCGTCACCCCCGAGTGCCTCGTCCCACTCCTCCGCGCGGGTGCCGCAGGTCGGGCAGACCTGCTTGAGGTAGTGGGCGTATGCGAGGGCTTTACGGCGGTCGAGGTCGGTCCAGGTGCCGTCGCCATGCCCGCGGAACTGCGAGTGGGGGATGCCCCACTTGTGGCAGAGCTCCATCTGGGCGCGGAAGTCGGCATCATCGATCAGCCTTTTCCCAGGTCCGTGCGCCTGCGCTGCTGCACGGACCAGGCGGCCCCCCACAGGGACTTCCAGTCGTCCAGCGCCCACGTCCGCATCGCGTGCTGGGCGTACTCCAGCGGCATCCCGTCCGCGGAGGAAGCAGCGAGCAGGGCAGGGGCGAACGTGTCGAAGTGGAACTCTGCGCTGTCCTTCTCCTCCTCTTCTTCGGTGGGAGGGTGCTCCTTGATGAGGTCCTCGAGCTGGCCGCGCTCGAGCGCCTGGAAGGTCAGGGTGACGGTGTGCGCGTCGTACTCGGACTGAGCTTCCTTGAGGGCGTCCTGCGCTTCCCGGGTCTGCTTCCGGACCAGGGCGATGGCATCCTTGTCGGCGTCCTTGCCCAGTGACTTCAGGTAGTCCTCGGCGCGCGTGGCTGCCTGCTTGGCGTGCTGGTAGCGGTCGCGGATCTCGGGGTCGGAGCACAGGCGGAGTACCTGTGTCGGCTTGGGCATGGCGTCCAGCTGCTTCTGGATGGCGTCCCACGCGGTGGTGCTGGTCATGGCGGGTCCTTAGGGAAGGCCCGGCCGGGCGGTGGCGCCCTTCCCGTGTACGCCACGGGCCCGGCCGGGGGCTGAGGGGGTGGTACGGCCGGCGGTCAGGTGGTGGGAACGGTCTCGTTGAAGACCGGCCGCGCGGTGATCGTGAACTGGACGGTGATCTTCGCGGCCTCGTTGTCCGTCGTGTACGCCTTGGAGTTGCTGACGATCGTCACGGGGTAAACGTCCATGCCCTTGGCGCCCGGCGTGTTCCCCTTCGACATGATCACGATGAAGCCGCTGGTGCCCTTGGCCAGGTCGGTCTCGATGTCGTCGAGCGTGGAGTCCTCGTAGAAGGTGAGGCTGGAGTCGGCCGCGGAGTCGTCGCCGCCGATCTTCGAAACGAACGTGGACGCCATGTCCGGCGTCTCGATCGGCGTGTTCTCCAGGGTGAAGCCGTCGATGGCGTTGATCTGCGCGGTGTAGTCAGTACCGGCAGTGATCTCGGCTGCGGTCGGGATCAGGGTCGTCGCGGCGATCGTCGGGACGAAGAAAACCTTGGTGGTGCCCTTGCGGTTGAACCTCATTGGTGGCCCCTCGCGGATAGGGGCCAAGAAGTGGGGCCCCTGCTACACGTGTCGGTGTGGCGGCCACCTGCGTGGTGGCGTCCGCGTGGGGTCCCGCCGCGGTGCGGTCGTGCGCGCCCTGTGAGGGCCTGTCATCCGGCCGGCTGCTCCTCGAGGAAGAGCCGGTAGCGGATCACACTCGTGATGATGGCATCGTTCTGGTCGGACGTTCCCCCCGCTTCCCGCGCCTCCCGCCGCCAGCAGCTCACGCCGGTCCCGACGTTGAGGGTGTGCGTGTAGCCGAGGGCCCCGCTGGTGGGGCGTTCGACGACTTTCCAGCCCTTGTCGGTGAGCCACTGCGCCTGTTCGTCCCCGCCGCGCGAGTCGGGGACGCCGGGGGTGGGCCCGGACACGAAGGTGGCCTGGTAGTCGACGACGGCAGCGCGCTGGTTGTCGGCGAGGCTGCTGGTGTCGTCGGTCCGGTCGAGGGGGTAGAGGATCGTGTACGGCGGCGGCACTGGCTGCCCGGCAGCGGTGAGGGGGATGCTGCGCAGGCCGACGGGACGCCCGGTGAGCGTGGCCAGGAGCGTTTGGAGGCCGAGGGTGACGGGCCGTCTCTCGATCATCAGGCTCCCTCGAAGATGCGGTCCAGGGCGTCCTTGAACGCGTCCTTGTACTCGTCGGAGAGCTCGTTTACGGCGGGCTCTACGTGGGGGTACGGCGGCTGCCGGAAGAACCGTCCCAGGCTGTCGTACATGTTCATGAAGCCGTACTCGAGGCGCCGCCCCTGCGGCTTAGTGGTGCCGAGTGTCGCTCCCCCGCCGTCCGGTACGGCGAACGGCTGGGCGGGCCCCCACGAGTCGAAGTAGTCCCCGGTGATGATGTTCGGGCCGGGCCTGCCGGACGCGTTGAACCGGATCATCGCGCGCAAAAGGCGTGCCTGCTGCTGCACCGTGCGGTTCACTTCCGGGCCCACCCGGTCCGCTGCCCGCTCCAGACGCGGGCCCAGGTCCTCGAGGTCCATCACCCACCCCCCGACGTCTGCTGGATCTGGTCCAGGCTGGTCACGCGGATCACTCCGAGGGTGCCGCCCTGTGAGGGGTCCATGGCCCGCCACTGCCGGCCGATGAGCGTCTGGTCGCCGCCCTCATGCACGGCGACGACGGTGACGATCGTGTCCCGGCCGGCGATCGGCGCCGACAGCGGGGTGAACGCCTTGTACTTGGACGTGGTCTCGTTCACCCAGGGCTGGGTGGCGACGACCGCGGATGCCGTCTCGGGCAGGCTCCCGGACTGCACTGCGCCCAGCCCCTCGTACAGGACGGCGCCCTCCGGGTAGACGTACTGGCCGGTGTCCGGGTCGAACACGGGCTGCCCTCCGGATGGGCTGGCGAACCGCACGACGTCCAGGAGGATGAGGTCTTCGACGATTCGGGCGATCCCGGACAGGTCGAGGCCGGCCATCAGATGCCGTCCTTTCCGCCGCGGGCCCATTCGGTGAGGGTGGCGAGCATGGCGCGGGCGGTCGCGCCCGGCCCTCCCCCGTAGTCGGCCCGGTTCAGTGCCTGCTGGTCGAGGATCTCCGGATCGACCTCGGCGAGGAACCCGGCAACGATCTCGCCCGGTGTGCGGGTGACGCCGACAGCAACCCGGGCCAGCCCTTCGAAGACGACGCCGTCCGGCTGCCGGGTGTGGAGAACGACGAGGGGCAGCCCGCCGGCGATGTCGTGCTGGAGCGTGTAGCCGGTGACGGTCCCGGCCGGGAGGGGCGTGCCGTCGATGGCGATGGTGGCGTGGCCGGGCTGGGCGTCGATCCGGACGGCGTGCGCCTGCGGCTCTACGGGCTGCTCGGTCACTCGGTCACCCCTTCTTTCCTCCGCCGGTCTTCTTCAG